GTGATCCTGGGTCGTCTCGCCATGGGCGCAGACTACCTGAACCCTGCTGCTGCAGTGGAACTGTTTGCTGGCACCGCTACCAAGCCTGCCGCATTCTGATTTTTTTACAAGGGATCCTTCGGGGTCCCTTTTTTTTATCCAACAGTAATATGCCTTTTCCTACTTATGCTGTGTCCACCGAACTGGATGCTGTAAATCAAATACTTAGCTCGGTGGGACAGGCTCCTGTCACCACTCTCGATCTGCAAAACCCTGAAGTGGCAATTGTTTTAAACACCTTGCGTGAGGTAAACAAGCAAGTGCAGTCGGAGGGTTGGATCTTCAACACTGAACGTGACTACACACTGACACCTGATGCAGTTACCAAAGAGATTTTGTATCCTACCAATGCCTTGGCTATAGATACTGACATCAATACTGCAAACGTAGAACTAGATACTGTACGTCGTAACGGAAAGCTGTACGACCGTATGCACCACACCTTCCAGTTCGAAAAGGAACTGAAGGCTAACATTGTCTGGCTGTTTGATTTTACCGACGTACCTCCTGCCATCCAACAGTACATCACTGCACGAGCTGCAAAGATGTGTGCAACCAAGATGGTTGGAGACAGAGAAATTTACCAACTGTTGACCGAACAGGAAGGCTTTACCCGTGCAGGTGCCATCGAGTACGAATGCAACCAAGGTGACTACAGTATGTTTGGGTTCAAAAACGGACAAGACTTTTACACCAGCTATCAACCATTTAATGCACTGATGCGATGAGAACAATCACCCAACGTATTCCCAACTTACTGTTGGGTGTTTCACAACAACCTGATCTACGCAAGTTACCTGGACAAGTTGTGTCGGCTGACAATGTATTTCCAGACTTTGCACTTGGTATGCTCAAGCGACCTGGTGGTAAGTATGTCAGCGAGCTTGTCGATGCAGACACTGGTGGTAGATGGTTTTCAATCATCCGAGATTCCAACGAAAAATATGTTGGACAATATGCTGATAACATTTTTCGTATTTGGGACCTCAGTGACGGCTCTGTAAGAAAAGTTGAGATGGGTACACCGGGTACTAAAGGTGTTCCCAGTGGTTGTAACTACACGAACTTCCAAACAGATGTGGTTGCATACAACAATGCAAGAGACGATACTTCAGCTAAGCTTGCAACTCTAAAAACAAAGCAAAAAGAATATGCAGAAGCTAAGGCTGGGCAGACAGCTACTGTTGTCAGCCTGTTTTCGACAACGACTGCATATCCTGTCGGAAAAATTAACGACGCTTTGACGACTGGAGCTATGCAAGATTCGTCAGGCACTATCACCTTCAAAAAAGATGGTGCTGTTGTCACTGGATCTGCATATGCCAAGGGCAAAGAGCGTACCGATGAACAGCCGTTGCTTGCAGCAGAAGGCTTTCGTATCTTCGAACTTAAAGAAACTGTAGCTGCTACACATACCTCAGGTCAGCTTACGACTGCAGAAACTGCACTGACTACTGCAAAGACAAACTACGACAATGCTGTCACTGCAGAAGCTACAGCTCTGACAAACTACACAAGTGAGGTCAGTGGTTGTACGATCAGCAGCATTCCCAGCACTGAGTATTTAAACGGAGCAACGGATGCTGACCTTGAGTTCTTGACGATCAATGACTTTACGTTTGTCCTGAACAAGGCAAAGACTGTTGCGATGACAAGCAGCACTACTTCTGCTTTGCCAAACGAAGCGTTTATTTCAATCAATGTTGTCTCGTACAACGCTTCATACACAGTCAAGATCAACAACACAACTGTCACGCACAACACACCGTCCAAGGTAGACGACACCAATCCTGTACAAAACGACGCTAACTCAATCGCAAGTGCACTCCAAAGTGCCATCAATGGTTTGTCTGGATTTACTGCAACAGTTGTAGGTCCTGGTATCTACGTCAGTGGTACCAGTGCTTTCACCATTAAAGCGTCAGGTGGTGGTCAGGAAGATGCAATCACTGTCTTCCAAGACAAGATCAGAAATGCATCACGTCTGCCAGCACAGTCAAAGAATGGCTATGTGGTCGCTGTCATTAACAGCACTGACCTGACTGTCGATGATTTGTACGTCAAGTTTGAAACGACAAACAATGCGTCATTCGGTCCAGGCACATGGGTCGAAACGACTGGTCCAGGTATTAAGTTTGAATTAGATTCAGCCACGTTGCCGCACCAAATCGTCAGGCAATCAGACGGGTCGTTCAAGTACGAACCTGTTGTCTACAATGACAGGACAGTTGGTGATGACGAAACAAACCCAATCCCTTCATTTGTTGGCAAAAAAATTTCCAACCTTTTCTTTTACCGCAACCGTCTAGGCTTCCTTGCCGGTGACTCTGTGGTTCTGAGTAAGGCTGGTGACTTTTTTAATTTCTTTGCTACGTCTGCTGTTCAAGCTGTTGCCGATGACCCCATTGATATTTCTGCAAGTTCCACACGTCCTGCTGTTCTTAAGTACGCACGCAGTACCAGTGCAGGTCTTGTTCTGTTTGGTGAACGAGATCAGTTTTTGCTGAGCACCGACGGTGACGTCCTAAGCCCTACCACGGCAAAGGTCAATACACTCAGCTCGTTTGAATGTGATGCTGAGGTAGAGGCTGAGTCACTGGGTACGACCATGGCTTTTGTTGCCAAGACACCACTGTTCACACGTGTCTATGAGATTGGTGACATCAGTACAGATCGTGCACCAACTATGGGAGAGACGACGGCTATTGTTCCTGAGTTTATTCCTGCATCAGCAGACAGTCTTGCTACATCTTCTACACAGTCAATGATCTCCATTGGCACGGTTGGTAGTAACAAGATGTTCCAATACCGTTTCCTTGAACAAAGGGAAGGACGTGCGTCTAGCTGGTACACGTGGACACTGACTGGCAACCTGCTAGATCAGTTCTTTGATCAGAGCACGTTGTATGTGGTAGTGACGTCAGACAGTCAGGTGTTCCTGAAGTCGTACGACCTTACACAGGCAAACGAAAGCGGGTTCTTGACACTGCCTACAGGTGAGAAGACTGATGTCTGCCTTGACAACTGGGTTGTAAACCCGGCTGCTAGCTACAGCAGCAGCACAGATAAGACAACCATAACACTACCTTATAGCCACCTAACTGGTAAAACCCTTGCCGCTATTGATACAAACGATGGTGTGGTCTACTACCCTACGGTCAGCGGATCTACATTCACGATCGATGGTGACATAAGAGGAGATGATATTGTTGTAGGGTACATTTATACTATGGATATAGAGCTGCCCAAGTTCTTCCGTACAGAGGTCTCAGGAAGCCGCTCCTCGGCTGATTTCACCAACGACCTTATCATCCATCGTATCAAGGTCAGCACGGGCCTTAGCGGGCCTGTTAAGTACCGTATAGACATTGATGGGATCGATACCTTCGACAAGACCATCGACGTTGCACAGCCGTACTCCTATAACCTAAATAACGTCAACCTCAGTGCTGACGCTATCCACGATGTTCCACTCTACCAACGCAACACAAACCTTCAGATCAACATCATTGGTGATACACCGTTCCCTGTCAGCTTGCTGGCAATGAACTGGGAAGGCAGGGTTGGTAATCGATTCTACACACGATCTTAACTATGAAGATTGATATTAGACACGCCACCCTGTCTGATATTCCTGCAGTTGCAGGTGATTTGTTGGAAGCTGGCATTGCAGACCTCAATCGTGCAGGCTATGAGCCTGTGCTAACCATGGCGTATGACGTCTTGAATGATGAATCATACCTAGCTACAACAGAAGACGGCAAACCTATTTGTATGTTTGGTATCAGCGATACTGGATGTATTTGGTTGCACATGACTAACGAAGTACAAAAGTATCCCATTGCATTTATTAGGGCAGCCAAACGTTTCATCAACAAACTGGAACGTCCTATCCTATTCAACTGTATTGATATACAAAATACAAATCTAATCAAATTTATTAAACACCTAGGGTTCAAAGTTATCAACGTGGTAGCTGTTGAGCCGTCTAACAACTATCATGTGGAGATTGTAAAACTATGGCATGGATGGCCGCCATCTCGGCAGGTGCCGGGTTAGCCTCTAGCCTTTTCGGTGGTTCTGCCAAGCGTGCTGCACAGATCACACAAGCTGGTCAGCAGTACGTCGCACAGATCAGAGCAGAAGGAAACCAAAGGGCACAAGCTAAGTTTCAAAACACCTTTCAGAACCTAATGATCTCTTCCGCTAACAAGCGGACTGAAGACATCTTTGGAAAACAACTAGACCTATACGACACCAGTAAGTATTATCGTTCAGAAGCTGCGTCTTTAGCGTATGCAGCAAACGAACGTAGGTTAGACGAAGTATATGCTCAAGCAAAGTTTGGAAGACTAAAAGAAGAAAATGCTTTGGCTGCCAGCATTGGTTCGTGGAATGCGGCTGATGAAGGTAACCGGGGACGTTCTTACAAACTAGCTCAGCAAAAAAGCACACTGGCTAAGTTTGGTGTGTCATCTGCAGAGCTTACAGAAAGCCTTGTCAGTGCACGCATTGCAACGAAAGCTGCTAATGAAAACGTGCGCCGACAACTGAGGAGTGATGAGTTTGCAGCATACAGCCAGATTGCAATCCCACCCACCCTGAAAAACAATCTGCCAACTCCTGAGTTTGGTGCGTATTCACAGATGCAATTGCCTAAGTTTAACAGAGGCTTGTCTATTGCTAGTGCCGCTCTCGGTGCTGTCAGTAACTTTGCAGCTAATGCACCACCAGGCACGTTCGGCAATATGTTCGGCGGTGGAGGATCACCCGCTCCTAAACCACCAAGCCTCAATTTAGATGGTATTTAACCCTACATGTCATAATGCCTAAAGAATTTGAATCGGGTTCACGTTATCAAGGCTATGCTCAGACCCAAGGGTATGATCCTATCAAGCCTGTTGACGTGACCCCTCTCCTACGGGAGAACAGACAAACAGAACAAGAGAATCTGCAACGGATGCTTGATCAAAGTCTGCAGGTCATGCGGATCAAAGATCAAGAGGAACAAAATACTATTGAGCAGCAAAACAGAATTGCTGACCTAGTAGCAGAAAACGAGTTAAGTGATCTTGCAGACTTCAGCCAGACACTTACCAACGCGATTACCACCTACAGAGACTACCGAAAAGAAAAGGACATCGAAGCTGGGATGAATCTTGCGTACACCGATGGGTTGCCGCAGGATGCCGTTGAACAGTTCAGGCGTGACGAAGCCCTAGCAGAACAAGCTGCCACCCTGTCAGAGGGTGCAGCAGCGTCTCTAGAGGCAGAGAATGCACCTACTGACCTTGTACAACGTACACGCAACCTGAGCGGTTGGAAGAGCTACGGGTATGCCCGTGGCATTGCACAGCTCGGCGGTGAGCAGTATGGTGTCTTTTATGAACAGGCTGCAGATAGTGTCGTTGTTGACATCAACGGTCGTGCAGTCACACTGTCGAATGCAAAGGACAGTTCAGAAAGGGCTGCTGTAGAAGCAGAGATCCGTCGTCAGTACCTCAAGAACTTTGAAGGTATGAACCTGGGACTACTCAATGAGTATTTGTTCCCAGGCATGAAGCGTTATGAAACACAGCAGGCCACTGCGTTTGCTGTTGAGCAACGTCAAAGACTTCGTGCAGAACGTAAGACTACGGCTAAAGACGAGCTATCTGGTTTTATTAAAGGCGAACGTGGTGGCGAAGGTTTCATCCGGCTGATCAACACACACCAGTATGACTTTGGTGGACGTGGTAAGACACGTGAAATGTTTGTTCAGGAACTGAAAGATGGGCTTGCGTCTGGCAGGTATTCACCACAACAAATCAGAGATCTTATAGAATACCAGTTTGACAAAAACGGTACCGGAAAACTTGTCAGCATTCAAGAAGCTTTTGCACGTGACTTTGAAGAGTTTCCTGAACTTATCCGTGATGCTGAGAAAAAAATTTTGGATGATCAGCTAGAAGACCAAGAAACACGTGTCAAAGCATTTGAAGTTGACCTGCTGCAAAAAGTCAAAGAACGTGGCTTCCCGCTGAATAACGAAGAGATCAAACAGCTTCGTCGTCACGCAGTCCAAAACAACATGGGTGATCCTGAGTTTCTCAAAACCATGACCACAATCAATGATCTGGACAAAGAAGCTAGTGACGATGTTGCAAAGATGTACATCGCAGAAAAGGGTTTTATCAGCACGGCTGAGGCAGCTAAACTGCACCCTGAAACTGTCGCTACATATAGGCAGCAAAAGTTGATTACAGATAACGATATTGCTCAACCATCTTCAGGGGAAATAGATAGGGCTAAAGCTTCTATTGCTGGTATTGCTAAAACTAAATTCCGTTCTCAAGGTCAACTGACTGCAGGGGATAGAGAAACAATTTTTAACCAAAACGTTTTTGCTGAATATCAAAGACTGTACGCTGCTGCTGCTATCAACCCTGCAGTGCCAGATGAACAGACTCACGAATATGCTATGCAACAACTGCGTAAGCTTATCAATGCACCAGATGGTTTTGACCGTTTTACTAAACCACCTACAGTAACCTTAGATCAAGAAAAATTTAAGAGGTATAAAGAAGCCGATGCCGCACTTACAGATCGGGCAAGCATGTATCAAGCTATTCCTGCTTTGCTCCCCGCTGTGGAACAACTACGGGAATACCAACGTCGTGGTAAAAACGACATCCCATTTGAATTTCACCAGTTAGCTAGAAGTTTGAATGGGGTAGATGGTTGGGATTTAGCTGCTGCTCAATACGAGGCACATGGTATGAAGCCTCCTATTAAAAAACCACAAATCGAACAGAGCATTGACGGCCTGTCACCTTCTGTCCGTTATTTGATGCGTAAATACAACACACCCAGCCGCACTCTTCGTGCACAAATTGAATCAGGTGACAACATGTTCTTGGAACTGGTCAAGAACAAAGAAAGCACATCATATGGTGAGTATGACGCTATGAACACTGGCGGCGCTGCTTCTGGGCACATTGCTTATGGCTCAGCTAACAGCAAAGACGTGTTTGACAAACCACTCACGCAGATGACCATCGGTGAGGTTATGGCTCTTCAAGGTGAAGGTAAATTACACGCCGCTGGTGCATACCAAATTATCGGAAAAACATTGCCTGGCATTCTTGCGTTTGCTGGTCTAAATGAAACCGACATGTTCGACAAAGCTAATCAAGATAAACTTGCAATTGCTCTGTACCGTCGTCGTGTCACCTGGCACGGAACCACTCAAGGCAACCTTATGAATGGATTACGCAACGAATGGGTCGGTCTTCAGAATGTACCAGATGCAACCTTACTAGAAGCTATGGAATCTATGTCTCCTTACAATCGACCACAAAACCTTTTACCAGCATTGCGAGGAGGTAGTTAATGGAAGAGTTTTTCAAAGACGAAGAACTTGCTAATGTAGCAATTGAACTTGGTGAAGCTGCTCTCGAAAGAGAAGACGAAGAAGCAAGAGCTGCAGAAGAAGAAGAACGTAT